TCTAAATTTCTCGGCGGCAGCTTCAGAATGTCCTGTCTTGAATATCATATCGGTTGCATTAACAGATGCACTAAATGTTCCTTGAGCCACCGCTTCGATACCAGCAGCTACTGTGATAGCATCTGTTCCATCCCCTTCGTGAGGAGCTTGGAACTCAATTTTTCCAATAACATCGTTTGCGTTGATGTCTGGAAGAGATGTGGCAAGTAAAAGTTTACCTGTACTTGTAGTAGCATCCGCAGACGCACCCATAATTACAAGCTGGTCTTCGGACTGGTCGTATAACATATATGCACCAGCAGAAGCACCAAATAATTTAACGTCATGCCCTGTATCATCTACACCTACTGTAAGTGCACCTGTAAATGTAGAACCTAAATCATCACTAATTGTTAAGGCTGTGGCAAGTGCATTTAGAGAGCTACCTGAACCTGCTGCATTCGCAGTTTGAAATATGATGTCTCCACCAGCTCCACTGCCTTTACCTTGACCGCCTTGAAATGTTAGTGCCCCACCTGCAATGTTATTAGTAGTTCCTGCAGTAGTAGCACCAGCTGACATAGTTAATACCGTTCCCGCAGCATCATGAGCGGAAGCAGTTGGAATTAATTTGTTGCTAGAAAATAACAAGGTGCTTTCAGCTTGAATTGCGGATGTTCCATTACCAGTTAGTACTGCGTTTGTGAGTAAAGTTGATACTCCTGTTCCTCCATGGGCAACCCCAACATCAGTCGCTTCCCATGTACCAGAAGATATAGTTCCAACTCCGGTAATACCAGATTGATTAGCTACTGAAACTAAACCAGCATTGGTCATTGCCGCTGTACTTCCCATAGTTAAAGTTCCAGCTATTGTAGTTGTTGAAGCGGCACCAGCCCCTATTGTAACATCTACTTCACCATTGTCGTCTGGTTGTCCTAATATTTGTAGACCTAAAGTATTTGTTGCATCATTTTCTGCAACATAAAATCGTAATCCAGCAGCTTCGGACCCATGAGCTGAGTCAATAATATATGAATCAATATAAGCTAGTCTTTCGTGTGTATTTTCAGCTGCATCTGTACCAAAGAATTCAATTGTTCCCATTACATCATTATCATCTCCAGACCCACTATCTTTACTAAACCTTATCTTACCCGCTGTAGCACCTGCATGAGTATTAGTAAGTTCTATCATAGGTAAGTCAGCTGAAGTAGAAGATGCTGATAATACATCTCCTGTAAAGGCTAGAGTACTTTCGGCTGTAATTGCACTAGTACCAGTACCTGTAAGAACAGCATTATCTGTTAAAGACGATGCTCCAGTACCACCATGAGCAACAGCTACGTCTGTAGCCTCCCATGTTCCTGTTGCTATTGTACCTAGTCCAGTAATACCTGACTGATTCGCCACGGATACTAGTCCTGCATTAGTCATAGCTGCGGTACTGCCCATAGTTAAAGTTCCGGCAATTGTTGTGGTAGAAGCAGCACCTGCTCCTATAGTTACGTCAATCTCCCCATCATCAGTAGCTTGTCCTAATATTTGTAATCCTGCTGTCATAGTGGCATCGTTTTCAGCCACATAGAATTTTATCGCTCCAGCTTCAGAACCATGGTCAGCCTCTACGATGCTACTCTCCATTCTAGCAAGTTCTTCAGGAGCATTATTGCTTGCATCTGTACCAAAAAATGTAACGGTACCAAGAACATCACCATCAGCACCTTGGCCTGAGCCGGGGTCTTTTATAAATTTTAAATATCCAGCGGTCGCATCAGCATGGGTGTTTGTAATTTTTGCTACTGGTAAATTAGCACTGGATGAAGTAGCATCTAATCCTGTTGAAGTACCAGCTGAAACAGTGCCCCAAGTAGGTACTCCTGAAGCAAGTTTTAAAAACTCACCATCATCGCCTTTGGCTAGCTTTGTTACAGTCCCAGAAGAGCCACCATATAATACATCTCCTTCTGCGGTCATAGGTGATAAAGCATCAAACCCAGCTGTAGCTGTGCCTGCACCCGTACCACCATCAGCAATAGCTACGTCTGTGCCGCCAGCTCTATATACTGCGTTACCTTCAATGGTTATATCTCCTGAACCAGAACGAGCAATTGTAGTGTCAGTTGCATGGCCTAGTTCTATAGCCCCAACTGTAGCAAGTGTACCATCATCATTAATAGTTAAGGCAGTAGCTAGGGAATTTAAGGAACTTCCAGAACCCGCTTCGTTAGCAACTTGAAATATAATCGCACCACCTGCTCCTGAACCTTTACCTTGTCCACCTTGGAAAGTTAGTGCTCCTCCAGCTTGGTTGTTGCTCGTACCAGCTGTAGTGGCTCCTGCAGAAATAGTTAATGTTGTTCCTGCGGCATCGTGGGCAGCAGCTGTTGGAATTAATTTATTACTTGAAAACAATAAGTCGGTTTCAGCCTGAATTGCTGATGTTCCGTTTCCTGTTAAAACTGCATTTGTAAGTAAAGTCGATACTCCGGTACCTCCATGGGCTACTCCTACATCTGTGGCCTCCCATGTACCAGTAGAAACGGTTCCTAGCCCAGTAATATTTGTTTGAGAGGCTGTTGCTAAAGTTCCCGTTAATTCATTTACTGATAAATTAGCTAAAGTAAATCCAGAAGTTGTGTTTACTGTAGTTGAAGGAGCTTCATGACTATTACCTGTTGTAGCAAATAATTTCCACATATCAGAATCTGAAGCATCCCTAACTAACCCTGAATATTTTGTACCACTATCTACGTATTTACCATACCAACCAATATCAACAGCATCACCTGAGTTGTTGTCGGCTAAGGCAAACATTGGGTCATCAACGGTTACTGTAGTACTTTCTATTGTGGTTGTTGTACCACTAACAGTTAAGTCTCCGGCAATAGTTACATCATCGGGTAATCCTATTGTTACTGTAGCTGTTTCACTACCACTACCAGAAACTGTAATTTCATTAGAAGTTCCTGCAATAGTGGAAATATAATTTCCTGTAGTATCAGTACCTAAAGCAACAGCGTTGGCTTGTATTGTAGCTGCCCCATTTGAGGCAATTGCCACATCACCACTAACTTTAGTAAAAGTATATGTTGGGATACGACTAACCTCAGATTTTGTAATAGTACCTCCGGCACCATTATCAACAATAATTAAATCTGCATCAACAAGCGCTTCACCAATATCAGACTCACCGGCAATATCTAATCCGGATATGTCAATATCAGTACCAATAACTACTGACCGTTTTCTATATAGAGTCCCCCCACTTTTTGATAAAGGCATTTTTTATCTCCCCCAAAGAATACCACGAATTCTGGCATTTGTTCCACTGCTTCTAATAATACTTATCTTTGTTTTGAAATATATATCAGAATCAAAATAGCCCTCATCGGCTGGAACTAGCATTGAAGATGTGGTTGCGTCTGAATCGAATTCAACGTAAGCATCTCCAGTTTCGACAACAAAAGAAACTTTATTACACTCTTCCATGTTACCAGCAAGTGTCACAGCATCTTCAGCACTACTACCTGTTGTGGTAAATGTAAAAGTCTTATGCTTGGGATACATTTGTAATAATTCAATTTCCTGTCGCCATGGTGCTTTATCTGCCATAACTTTCCTCCTCCTTTGGTTTAAACTTTAATAGGGTTGGGCCAGAGTTTCCTAAATTGTGTGTTCTAATGTTTTCCTTTCCTTGCGGCATAACAAAACCTTCTGTTTTGGCAATGGCCCCCATGGACATAAATTTAGGTCTAGCTAGTTCCTCCCTATATTGTTTATTTAATTTTGTAACATAAGACACTTGAGTTCTTATGTCAGCTAAATTTTTTCTCATATCAGTAATAACTTTTTGTTGTGTAAAAACTTTATTTTCTAAAGAGTTTTTAGAAGATTTAGTATTAGAATATTTAGTTTCCATGTTACCCATCCACTCCCTTAGTTTATTTTCTACTGTTTTTAATTCTTCTAATTGTATTACTAACTCTTTGTTTTGAACATCATTAGAATTTGCCAAATGAATTAAAGAGTTATTTTTTTCAACTAGCTCTTTATTTATTTTACTAGTTTCATCAGTAAAACTTTGTAATTCTTTGTTTTTATTTGAAACAGCTTCAAAATCTGCTTCAGTAGACCGTTTTAAAGAAATTGCTTCTTTGGCAGATGTCTCTAGGGTGTTATACTCTGACTTAGTTATCTCCAGTTGGTTTTTAAGACGAGACAAATCTTGTGATTGCTCAACAGCTCGTTTAGTCATAATATCTAATTCACTAGTTTTTAATCCTAGTTGTCCTTTATAAGCTCTACGTTCTTCTTCTAAATTTGGAATTTTATCTAATGCTGAACTTTGGTCTTGGATTGTTTTGTGTAATCCTGTTATTGATTCTCTAATCAGTGAGGTTTCCTGTCTTTCTGATTCTAATGTCTCTTCAGTAGAGGCAGCCCTTTTTACCGCTAAATCTCTTTCTGCTTCAATATTTCTATAATGTTCTAATTGTGTGTTTAACTCATCTAGCTGCGCTTTATATTTATTTTCTGCCGCATCGTTTTGTAGAACAAATTTTGTAAGAGGCTTAGTAGACTTGGACTTTTTGCCAAAATCTCTAAGTTTCATAAAGTTCTTGAGCCTCTCCTGCTATAAAAGGATTACCAGCAAGCTGGTCAGCTTTATGTAAGTTTATTATCCATCCAACTGGACTATTTTTTTTAGAAAAGTATTCACTTTTACCATCTGTTTCAACACGTATATCTCCTGCCATAAGCATTTCTAGGTCTGAATGATATTGTGGGGCTGAACATCGCAACTCAAATGTGTTAGAGTATTTGTGGTAATACATATCTCCACATGGAATATTTTTCTCCGCCGGCTCTCTTAAAAATTGAATTGGCGCAAAATAACCTATTGGCTCCTTTTTAGGAACTTCAATTACCTCTTCTTTTTCTACTACTACTTCTATCTTCTTACTATTAGCGTTCTTAGTTGAAGATTTCTTTGTTGTTTTTTTACCTTTTGAACTTGACTTTACCATGTGTAAAACCCTCCTTTCGGCGTTGTGCCGCTAAATCTGTTTCTCCTTTATGTTTTCGTCCTGCTGCTTCATATCTAATTCTACCTTTACCGTGTCCACTTACAGAACGTTCGTGGGCTCCAGCGCCACTTCCTCTAAAGCGCTTTTTACCTCCTCTGGCATGATAGGTTTGCCCCAAATTTTCTGGTTTTACCCATCTATGTGATGCGGGGTCAAATCTTGCACCAGCAAAGGGCGGGACCGCAAGAACTTTTTCTAGAAAGGACTCTGCTTGTACCCCATTTTTTAAAGGTATTTTTCTTACATACGTGTCAGCGTTGTCTTTAGTATTAAAGAACATCTGCATCTTGTTGATAGCTGATTCTTTTCTAAGTCTTCGACCCTTTTTTCTCATTGTTTGTTGTATTTGTCTTTCAAATTCTCTTTGTTGTGCTGCAGTTGGAGTACCAATTCCTCGAGCAATATCTCCCCCGAACCACCAACCAGCTAAAGCTGCAATGGATGGGTCTATCTTTTTTTCTATATTTTTTGATTGCCCAGACTTTGTAGATTTTTTCATATCTATACTTTTAGTATCCACGGGATTGTCTTTTCCTCCCGGCTGTTGTGTTTGTTGGTCCAATAAAGCTGGTAAATATTTTTTATAACCATTTTTAGTTCTTGGCCCCCATTTATCGGCAAGCCACCTAGCTAACCCATATGGATTTCGTATTCGGTCAGCTTTATTAAACTGTGGTAATTTCGTAGTCATTATATTTTATTATACTATATATTTCTATTTTTTGATTGATAAGAGTCAACCAACTTTTGAAGGGCTGAATCAGATAATATGGCTTTTTCTAATCCAAAAAAGCTTCTTATTGAACTAAGAGCTGATGCTTGGGGGCCTGCGGTTGGGCCTATTCCTGTTTGGCTAGGTTTCTGTGTACGTCCTACCTGAAAAGCCGCTTTTGCACCTGCTAAGCCACTTCCAAACCCTGACGCAGGAGCCCCTTGTCCAGACTGTTCGTAGGCTTCTCCTGCATTCCCTATTTGAGATGATGAGTTTCCGGATTTAATATGAGCGGCTAATACCCCAGACTGTCCATAAGCTCTAGATAAACTTTTCCCTCCGACTCCCTGATTTAATTGATGTAAATTATATCCTGAGCCTAGGTGAAAAATCCCCTTGGCTGGCTTTCCCGAACCGTCTTTAAAAGTAGATTTTCCATTTTCTCCAACATGGTTACCATTAGCTAGGGTTGCATTAAGGCCTCTGTTCTTCATCATTAAATTACTAAGATTCTCTTTATGCGCCCAGTGCCCAGTGTTAGCATTCCAAATATATCCCTCTTGTGCTTGTTGGCGCAAAAACTCTGTACTTTCGGCAATTATTGACTCGTCGGCATCGTCTCCCAGAGCTCTCTGCTCTCGCAAATCTCTTGCGGCGGGAGGAAGGCTTTTATCTGCAATCTCTTTATTGTGATGATGGGCTGGATGGCTTCCAGCTTCTTTCTCATCATGGTCGTCTAAATGGTTATGTTCCCCGGTCTTTTCGGTAGCCTCTCCGTGGGTTTCGTGCTTAAGTTCACCGGTTTTTTCATCGAAATGTGTATATAAATTAGACCCACTAGAGGCATGAGCCTCTTCACGCGCAGCAATAGCTTCGTCTGTGTCCCCATAAGCAATTTCATTTTCAGAGTCTTCCTTCTCCTTTTTCTCTCGCTCTAAATCCTTAATTCTTTCTTTCTCGTCCTTTTCAGCCTGTTTGTCGTCTTCTTCCTTTTGTTGTTTTTTTGCTTCAGCTTCTTCTTGTTTTTTTTGTTCTTTTTTTGCTTTAGCTTCTTTTGCTTTGTTTTCTTCTTCCTCAGCTTTAATTTCTTCTTCTTTTTGTTTTTTCTCAGCTTTAATTTCTTCTTCTTTTTTTTGTGCGGCTTTCATTTCCTTATGCCCAAGAGCTACATCCTCTTCGGCTTGGTCGAAGCCAGAGTCAGATTTATTCCATTTGTCTCGCAATTTTTCTTTAAATCTATCATATGAAATTATTTCATTGTCATCACCATATTTGTCTGTATACATATGTTCAATGGTTTCATCATGGGTATCCATAAAATCATTTATTCGTTGTTCGTCACCAGCTATTTCTGTGTCGGCATCATCTTCAATTTCTTCATCATCTTCAATGTCGTCATCATCTTCAATTTCTTCATCATCTTCAATGTCGTCATCATCTTCAATTTCTTCATCATCTTCAGTGTCGGTATCACCTTCAGTGTCGTCACCAGTTACTTCTGTATCTTCACCAGTTACTTCTGTATCTTCACCACCTTCAGAAGTTTCATCTTCAACTTCTAAATCAGCTTTTTCTTGTAGCCAGTTCACTAGTTCCTTTTTAGAAAGTCTAGTATTCCCTCCAGATACCATTGCACCTTTTTTGTCTTTGGGGTAGGAGCCTTTATTTTCTTCTGTATATTCAAACCATTCTTTGCTACCATCCATATCTTCTAAAGAAGTTAAAAATCTTTCTTCACCATTGATTTCTACTCTATGTACTGGCGAAGACATTTTATCTGGATAGCCTTCCCCATCATCCTCATAATAATACTGACCCTCTTTTACAAGTCCCAGTTTTTCTGCCTTAGTTTGCTCTGCTGCAGGTTCATCCGTAGGGGTTTCATCTGTTGCGGGAGTTTCTTCTTTTGGCTCCTCTACAGGAGTTTCTTCTTTTGGCTCTTCTTTTGGGGTCTCAGCTTTTGGTTCTTCAGTAAGCTCCTGTTGTCCTGCATCAATTAATTCTTGTCTTTGTTGTGCTTGTTTTTCAGCATCAGCTCTATCTAAATTATCTAATGAAACTGCATTTTTAAAGTTCTCACTAGATATTTGCTTCAAAGTATCTTGGTGTCTTGCTTCTCCCCACATATCAGCCGAAGCTTTGTCTACTGGGTCTGCGCCTTCAAAGTCATATTCGGCTCTAAGACCTTCATTGTGCTTAGATAATGATTCAGCTATAGTACCTATTTCTTCAAGGCTAAACTCGTTTAGTTCAGAATTAGTTGTAGGCAGTTTTGTTCTTACGGAGGCTCCTTCCGGTAACACGTCGGACTTAAAGTCCTGTCCATAAAATTTTTCAAGAATACTATTAGTACTAATATCTCTTTTTGCATCAGGGGATACGAAGGACTTCCATGAGGTTGAATCTCTAGTTGTCTCTCCTGTTATATTTGACCATTTAAAATGAACTTTATCTAACAAATCTTTTTTCTCTTGGTTTGTTTCTGTTAGGCCACTTGTATCACCTGAGTGGTCCATATCGTGAGGTAAAGTTTCTAATCTACTCGGAGTATCACCTGCTCCCTCTTCTTCCGGTATTCCTTCTCCAAAAGCTGGGCCGGTATAAGCGCTACCTATTTTATCGGCTTCGTTTGACAAATTTTCAGTGTGTTCAGCATCATTAATTACTTCAATATTTTCATTTTCTAATGCTTCTTCATTATCTTTGTTTACTTGTGTTTTATTAGCAGTTTGTGAAAGTTCATCTACTTTTTCTTTAGCTTTAATAGCTTTCTTTTGTTTTTTTGTGTCATCAGGGTTATTTAAGGAATCTCTATAAGCTTTGTTTCCTGCTGCTATCTCTCTTTCTTCCTTTCTCTTTTGGTCTAGGTTGGTAGCTATATGTTTGGAAAAAGCTTGGTGCTTCTGCTCAAATAAGGCTTTTACCGCAGAAGCGTTTTGCATTTTTACATCTGTAGTATCTTTACCAACTTGAGCCTCTTTTGACTTAGCTCCTGTTACACCTTCATATATTGGATTGTCAGACCTAAATAAGCCTTCGTTAGCCATCCGTTGCAATTTACTTGCTAATAGTTCATTTGAAACTTTAGATTTTCCGGGGAATAGAGACTTTTTGGCAGTATCCAACCATTTTTTTGCCGTTGGCCCTATCTTTTTTGTCTCCACAGTTACTTCTTTTTTATAAGGGTAATTAGAATCAGGTATATCACTTACACTTCCATCTAGAGGAGCCAAATCTTTTTGCCCTGCTCTTACATCAGTTAATAAATTATCACCAGAAAGCCTGTCGTCGAGGTGGTTAAGTTGATTTTGTGATAATTCTAATGAATCAGAATTTCTCATCATTTGATTCATTGCGTCACTAATAATACCATAAAAATCCTCTTCTCTAAAATTTTTATTTTGTTCTAATAATTCATCGTGTCTTAATTGGGCGGCCGCATTTGCTCCGGGGTCATTGCTCATGTTCCAATCCCCAGTAATAGGGTTTTTCATGTTGTCGTGTATTCCCGTGACATGGAGGTCTGAAGACTCACTTTCAACAAGGTTTAACAAAACTACTTGCTGCGCTGGAGTTAGTCTGTTCGCATCTGAAGCTGTCGAGTGCAGATTAGATAAAACAGGTTTTAATTCGTTTGGTAAACTATTAAATCTCGCCTGCTCTATAGAACCATCTTTTTCCCAAACAGCTTCTGCTGATTTTTTATTATTGTTCCCTAAAGATTCTTTTATTTCAGTGTATCTTTCAATATGTGGGTCATTATTTTGTTCCGCTCTGGAAGGAGATTCTCCAGCCAGTAACCTGTCCTCAATAGTTCTTGGTCTCGCCGGAGCTTCTCTTGTTTCGCCTTGTATATAATATTTCTGTCTAACTTCTACATCTTGCTTTCTTGTTTTATTTTGTTGGTCTTCTATAGCGCTGGAGCGAGTAGTTATTTGTTCTACAGCCCTTTTATCTTCAAACCAATTAGGGTTATTAAATGTACTATTAATTAGCTCATCTGTTTCTGCTGAAGATATACCTTTTTTTGCTCTATTTGTGTAAATATAATTAATAAAGTTTCTTAGCTTAGGGGTAATTTCTGGTTTGCCTGTAGCTTTAGTTTTTTTAGTTCCCTTTTGGTTACCAGTTTTATGATGAACAGGATTCCCTGTGTACTCAGTACTTTCTTTTACTTTTGATTTTTTTGCTTCTTTTTGCTCGGGGTGTTCCGGAGTAGGTGGTTGAACCTCGACTATCTCTCCAATGGCCCCAAGCTTGTCAGTCCTGTCTTCGTCATACTCAAATCCATAGTCAGGCTTTTTATATTCTGCCGGTTTTCTAACAACCTTTTTTTCTTTTACTTCTGGTCCAAATACTTCAGGCATATTTCTGTGGAAATTTCTTATTCCTTCATCGGAAACACCTAAATATTCTTTAGAAACAAAATTTAATAAAGATTCTAAAGATGAATCTGGGGGTTGTGTAGCCATAGCTAAGGCTTTAGCGTTATTATCATATTGTCTAGCCCTATACTGAGCTTCAGCAAGAGCTGCCTGTTCCCGTGTTTGTCCGGACCTTATTTCAAGGTCTGGGTCTTTAATAAGCGCATTATAAAATTCATCTAGTTTAGACATATTCCTACCATAAAAGGAGTTATATATTATTATACTAAATTAGTTGGAATTTGTTTCTGGTAGCCACCATTTAGTTTGGTTTTTAGTGCCACCAAAATATTCAATGGCATGGCCTTCATCAAGAAGCTGTTGATTTATATTTACTTCATCAGCATATATAGTCCCCAAGATACGTCCGTATTTTCCCCGGGCTTTTTTATCAATGGCCGTCTTGAGAGAAAGGGTTTCAGCGCCTTCCAAAATTTCTTTGAGTCTAGCTTTCGCAGCAAGTCCATATTTTTTTTCCTCTAAGTCTCTGGTTCTAGATTCTGGGGTATTTAATCCATGCAGTCTAATTCTTTGTTTCTTCAACATTACGTCAAATCCTAATGCAATGTCTACGTCTATAGTATCCCCGTCTACAACTCTATCTAATTCAAATTTATATTCGTACATTTTGTTTTTTCCTCTGCTTTACTTCACATGGGTAACATAAAGTTCTCCCAGATTTTTTATGTATTTTTATTCCACAAGTACATCTTAACCAAGTTCTTCTGGCCATAACTACGGAGTGCTTGTGGTAGGTTCTGAAATGCTAACTTCTACATTATCGGTTACATTCCAATTAGCTCCCTGTACAGCAGATGTTATTGTAAATTCCTTAGTAGCAAAACCATTACCAGCACCAGATTCATTAAGTCTAATAGTCAAAGTTCCTATATCCATTTGTCTTAGGATACAACTACCACCTTTAGTGTATATGTTAGATAAAGTTAGTGTACCAATTTTACCATTTACAGCACTTGTGGGTGCATCAATCCAGATTCGGTCATATAGACCTCCAGATGTTATCATGGCTTCTGCTTGGTGATGTCCACCACCTATACCACGCATTCTAGCAGTTCCGGGACTTGTGTTAATAGATTGTCCATCACTGGCATTACCAATTACATTTATTGTGTGTGCTTTAATATCATCAAAGGTTAAATCTTTACATCTATTCTTTTCAAAAAGCAGAGTTCCAATTTCTAATCGAGTACTTGTTCCACCAGAAACATCAGTACCTTCAATAAGCATCACCTCTGATTTACCAGACGGTAGTGCTGAGTTACTATATACTGTACCTACGGATACATTTTCTATTTTTATTTCTCTAACGGGAGTTGTACCTAGAACAATACGCAATGTATTATCCTCTTCATTTTCTTCACGCCACCTCATTGTAGCCTCCAGAGTTTCATCTGGGGTATTATGAGGGGCAGCATATATTCCAGCATCTCCGTTTTGGAAAGACCTTTCAGCTAAAATGGTTTCATTTACCACTACACCAGTACCAGCTGTACCACCCACAGCAATTAAACCAATTGCCATTTGTGGACTAAACCCCATCATTCTTAAAAAAGAGTAAGGAGATTTCATAACATTGAAGGCTCTTCTCCACTTAGTGGACTCTTCATTTAGATACGTCACCTTTTCAAGTATCCAGTCTCTCCATACTTTAATTTTTCTGTAAGTATTTATTGGAGCATTTGCGATGGCTCTTGGAGTAGCTTTTATATTTTTCCACCATGTTTTAAAATTACGAACATTTAGAAGCAGCCCACCTAAAATTAGTCCAGCTGAACTTCCTATAGCAATATATAAATTAGATTGCCATAATTTAACTTGACTAAAGAGTGTTTCCCCCACAATACTCACTCCAATTCCGGTTCCTAAGATATTTTCAAGTGTTATCGGTAGATACTGAGCTATCCAAGGTATGGGATTAACATAAGATAATACCAGACCTGCTGCGCCTGTAAGTAGAAACAGAACCGTAAGTGTGTTTATTAATATCGAACCAACTGTTTTCAAAACCTTATTCATATTAGGTTTTTTAATTTTCATGAAACGGACCCCCCAAATAAAATTGTTATGTTGAATAATAGATTCACTATAATTATACTAACCAATACTATTAATTTACTACTTAATGTTAATATTTAATGGCTTATATAGTTAATTAATAACTAATGTATATATATTGGGGACCCCTGACGGACGGATTATATTTTTATTGTTGCTGAATTTAAAGGGTCTGTCAAGTACTTTTACATGGAATATTAAATCTTTTTTGACGAATGTACGGTTTTATTAAGTTGCCTTTTTATTTTTAGTCCTGTATCATATATATAAATCAGAACTATAAAGGCGATATGTAGAAGAGGAAACGCCGGGAGAAGTGTGTATGACTGATATAATAAGAATAACCACCACTTATTTAGTGGAAGTAAGTGATGCTGATTTAAAAAATATTAAAAAATATAGTTTAGATAATTTTCTTCTCAATGATTTGCGCTCTAAAAGGAAATTAATTGTAGCAGGTAAAAGCTCAATGAGGAAATCTTCCGGAGCCGTCTGGAGAGCAGAAGAAAAAAAACAAGATAAGGAGTTTCATAATGGTAGATAAAGAAGATAGAGCTTGGAAAATATTTGTAGAATACACATCTTTAATCGGAGCCGAAAGTAAGAAGACAGGATTAGATTTTTATGGTACTGACCAAATTTCAAATATTGCGGCATCGTTAACACAAAGTTACTTAATTAACGAATTACGTAAAGAAATTAATTCACTATTTATAAAAGACGGTGAAATGGACAGGGGCTGTTAATGAATAGATGTCCTAGATGCAAAAGCAGAAGTTATGTTAACATGTATGTCGATGAAACCAAGTGTATGATGTGCGGACACACGGACCACAAGATTCCAGATGATATTTTAAAAGAGTATAGTGATAATTTAGGATTACAGGGAGAGGGGTCACGTTATATCAAACAAGGGGTCAAAAAATATTATAACTAGTATAATAAGATATGGGAATAAAACATTTAAATAGCTTAGGTTTTCACGACTTTATTAACAACTCAGATGTACCGGTTGTTATAGACTTTTGGGCTGAATGGTGTGGCCCTTGTAAAATGATTGCGCCAACGATTGAAAAACTTTCCCAAGAATATGTGGGAAAAATTCTAGTTGGAAAGGTAGACATAGACAGCAATCAAGAACTGGCAGAACAATACCACGTTAGGTCAATACCGACGCTTATGGTTTTTATTGGAGGAGAGCCTTCTCAAGTAATAGTTGGGGCTCAAAAAAATATAATAGAAGATAAAATAAAACAATTAGTATAAAATGACTAGATATAAATATACATGCGGAACGTGTGACTTGGATGATGTTAAATCTTTTCATTATAGATTGAACCCAGAAACCGGACACATAGACTTGAAAGTTTGCGCTTGGTGTGGAAATAAGGTTCTGAGAAAATTTGACAAACCCCCCAAAGAATGGTTTAATAAACAAAAGAAAGTATAAAAATGTTATCGTTAGTAGACAAATTAAATTTAGTTGCCGCCTTTTTTGGGATTTTATTGTTACTAATTATTTCTTTCCCCCCTAATTTCAGAAACTAATGGATATTTTAACAATCAATATAATATGGCTACTAGCCCTCTTATTTCACAAAACATATAAAGATGGTATAATAAAGAGACAAAAAGAACGGATTAGAGTGTTGGAGGAAGTATGGACAAGAAAAAAACACGAGCTACAATAGGATTAGCAACACTAGGCACATTAGTGGCTTTAGGATATGCTTATATACACCATAACGATATTAATAATGGTTTAAATAAAGCAGACCGAAAAGTAAAAAACAGCCTTTACAAAAGAAAATTCAATCTTTTGCGCTGGAAAGATAACGTTACTTTGGATACTCTTATAAAAGCAGAAAAGAAAATAAAGGACCTGCAGGACAGGACCACTTCAGTTAGGGATATAGCATGGGGATAAAACAAGATACGTACAAAAATATAGAAGAGTTTGCCGATGAAATGGGTATAGAAGGGCTTATCACTGCTGATGGCTATGATGAAGCGTTCTTAGGGGTGGCTGATAGGTTTGGTAAAGAACCAGTAGCTGTGTACAGTTACGAAATGTGTATACAAATACTAGTTAGAGATAACGATATGAGTCATGAAGAGGCTCTTGAATTCTTTGAATACAACACTATAGGTGCCTTTTTTGACGATAACCAACCAATATACCTACATTTTAGCGACCATCTTTTTAAACCAGTAAGAACAACCAAAATTTCACACCTAAAACCACGCTTCTCTAATGAAATAGAAAACTGTCCCGAGGACTGGAGCTTATTATAATGTTTTATGAATCTCTTTGGAAATACTCTTCCTGTGAAATTTGTGGGGAAACCTATCAATATGATTCAGCAAACCTAGCTACAGCATATTGTTCCGAAAAATGTCTAGACAAGGCCATTAGAAAAAATGAGCTACCCAGCTGGATGTCCCTATAATATACCTAGCGCTTGTGTTCTCAATTTATGTGTGCTAACATTAAATTTATAAAAATTTTAAAATAGAAAGTATATAAATATGGATATAGATTTAATAAAAACACAAGGTACTACAGGGTACTCAATGACTACCGATGACCAAACTTTAGCAGCGCTTATTGTAATTTTAGCTGATTCATGTGTAGGGGGACAACAAATTATTGAGGGCACTACAAACGAATATGAGGCAGGAGCAAAAACTGTTCTTATAACTACAAATGAAGATTTAGATTCTTCAAAATATGGTTTAAAAATGTGTATTGTAGGTGATGGGTCAGGTATGTCAAAAGAAACGATGGAAAAACTATCTATTTGGGCTGAAAGCGATAAAGAAAAAGCTCTTAAAGGTAATAATATTGGTGTTGGAATAAAAATAGCCTCCGCTACAAGAAACCCAGCAGGATTTATTTTTGAGTCTTGGCAAAACGGGAAAGGTTTAATGACAATACATAGAGGTACAGAAGGACCTGATAGGATTGAAACTGAGGGTGGGGTCTATGAAACGGTGGTTCCGGCTATTTCTAAAATGCCCAAACTGATAGCAGAAAAAGGTCATGGTACACGAGTCACTTTTTTGGGTAAAAACGAAAAAGAAAATACATGGAGCAAACAGGCTCACGGAGAAGATGTGCCTATAAAAGCTAAAGAAAGTTGGATACCGGCGTTGTTAAGTCGTACTTTTGAAAGCCTTCCAGACGATGTTACACTTGGGGTCAAAGAGACTAAAAAAAGAGAAAATAATGAAGATGTAAACAGAAGCTTTTATAGAACAGTTGTAACTCAAGATAAAATTCGCTCTAAAAATGCTATTTCTCAAGGTTTATTAAGATATCCCGGAGGTTCCAAAGGCATTACAAGTGGTGTATTTCATTGGACAATCACAAAAAAATCTGAGGACAAGGAAAGTTTTGACAGAATGTTTGTATCAAATCATGTAGCATTTTTGTGTCGTAGGCAAGAAAATCCAGATATTTATGAATTATTAGATGTAGCTGACAACTCATCATCTCTTTATGATAGATTAAGACATTTTGGTATAGTTACTGGAAACAGACAAATTAGCATTACCTTTCAGCCGGACAATCCTAGATATGACGTTAGTAGAAAAGATTTGAAAGCAAAGCTTGGTAACGACGCAGAAACATTGGATTGGAAAACATTAGGGGCTTGGTTTAACCGCAACATGCCTCAAGAAATATTAGATTTTATGGAAAAGATTCAGCCTGAGTTAGACAGTGAGAAGTTAAGTCTTCAGGATAAAGAAATTATGGAATATACTAAAAAAGGTCTTTTTGATGTGAAAAAATTTGTGAAAAACCCGAGAGAAAAGGGAAAAGGGGATTTTACTAATCCTATAGACGTAATAATTGATGATGATGTTGACGACCCTAAGCCTAACCCAAATCCAGACCCCCGGCCTTATGTTCCTTACCCTCCTAAACCAGTAGATGAAGAAGACCCAGTTATTGTGCCGGGGACTGAAATAGATGACCCTAAAGGTGAAGATGCTGTTATAGTTAACAGCCCCCTACCCCAAATTAAGTGGGTAAGAACTGAGAATGATTTTATAGCTAAGGACGAACTTATAAATTTGCCTGTTTGTTATGACGACACTAACAATATACTTTATGCGCATGAAGTGGAGGATTATCTCCCCCACAAAAGTTTCGGAGAACAAGTAAAAAAAGAATACGAAATAAAAACAAATAGTACAATAAATATTGACGCAGTACATGAAGAATTTAGATTACTTTACACTTATCATTACAAAGTAACTATTGCTAAATTAAAAACTCAAACAAAGAAAATGGCTTGGACCACCAGTCAACGGGAAGCTGCTTTTCACCCAAATGGTTTTATTCATGTGGGTAATCATGTAGAAGACTTAAAAACTATTATTAAGCGCCTGAGAACTAAATTTGGAGGTTTGCGGGAGAAAAAAAGTAACTCAACCATCCCTCCAAGAACAGGAACTAACGATGGGGTTGTACCAGAACAAGCTGCCGTAGACGTTTAAAATGCCGACTTACGAATATTTAATGACTAAGTCAACACGGCAAATGCACCCATAAGTATTATTATGAATGTAAAGGCGAATAGAAACATTTTAATTTCAGAACTCATATATAAATTATACTAGTTGTTATAATGCTAACATTCGTTCTAAGGCAATTTTTGAGTAAAGTTGTACGGAATCATCAACTTTTATCTGATTTATAACAATTCCAGCTATTAAACCCTCTAAAACCCACAGTAAATAAGCTGGGTGAACTCTGTACATAGTCGAACAAGGACAAATCATCTCATCTAAACAAAAGACGTTTTTTTCGGGGTAAGTATGCGCTAACCGTTTAACCAAATTTATTTCAGTACCTATGGCCCAACTGGAACCAACAGGCGCTTTTTCTACCATATTCTTTATATATTCAGTACTTCCGACATAATCAGCAATACTTACAACATCATTTGTACATTCCGGGTGTACAAGTATATTAACATTCGGGTCCGCCGCCCTAGCTTCCTCTACCTGATTAACGGAAAATCTTGTGTGAACCGAACAATGACCCTTCCATAAGATAATCTTTGATAGCTCTATATCCTTGTCCGAGATAGCCTGCGGCCTATAAGGGTCCCAGAGGACCATCTCCTCCTCAAGGATGCCATAATCAAGCGCTGTATTCCTTCCCAAGTGCTGGTCAGGTATAAACAGTATCCTCTTTCCCTTACTGTATGCATAGTCAAATGCCTCTTTAGCATTACTTGATGTACATACTATTCCTTCGTTCCGGCCGCACAGTGCCTTTATCTCTGCTATAGAATTCATATAAGTAACCGGTATTACGTCTTTATCCTTTAATATATCCCAAGCATCTTCTACCTGCTTAGCACTAGCCATGTCTGCCATACTACACCCTGCTGCCATATTAGGTAGTATTACTTTTTGTTTACTGGATGATAGTATCTCTGCTGTTTCTGCCATGAAGTGTACTCCGCAGAATACTATTACCTTAGCCGCCCGTTTTTCACTAGCTAACTTAGATAAAAGGAACGAATCTCCCTGTAAATCAGAATGCTCTATAACATCTTCTCTCTGGTAATGGTGACCTAGTATCAGTACATCATCCCCAAGCGCTTCCTTAGCCGTCTCAATACCTATTTTTATATCATCCGTAGATAACCTCATGTATCTTGCCGGTATCCTCTGCCACCTTACCCCGGTCCTGAACTCTTCCTGCAGCGTTCTAGTCCGAAAGTTACCCTCTGTAGTACAGAATGCACTTTGCTCTAATTCAGTTATAGGTATACCTTGCGGAACTATATCTTGCGAAGTTATACCTTGCGGAACTATCTGTCTTTCCATATTTATATTATATTCCAATAGGCCAAATATTTCAAAATTTTTATTTTTTTTTAAAAATCAGATTTCTCGAAAAACTTAGCCCGTTTTTCTTGACTCCACCCCCCTATAAGATATACTAGTAAGGTAATTACTTTTGTAATTATTTAAACAAGGAATCTGTTTAATTATAGCTGTCCTAGTGTTTGAATTTCTATGACTCATTCATTAGGGCAGTTGGTCTCTATATCCCCCTAAATATAATTTATATATAAAATGGGACATTTTATACTGCCAAACATCTGGAAATTTACTTTT